GCTTCATACCCTTGGCAAAGTTGCTCATGTAAATGAACGTCTGCATATCCACACGGGTTTGAATCATCTCCACCGCTTTGCCTGATACGCCAGATACCATCTTGTCAGCCCCTTGCGGGTTGCCCAAAATGTCCTGCATATCCTGCTCGGTAATCTGCAACAGTGCCGCCATTGCAGGCGGGATTGCTGCCGACTTGGTGTAAGCCAGAGGCCCAGTCACCTGAGTGTTGCCATCAGGTCCAGTGATCGGGTTGACCAGCAAATAAGGGTAATCCCGCAGATTGTCTTCAGCCCACATCACTTGATGCCCAGCTACTTGCTCAGGGGTCATGATGGGCTTTTCGATACTCGACAGTGCGCTGATCTCGCCCAGCTTGGACAGTTGCATATTCTTGAGGCGTTGGGCATCTTTGGCCAGGCGCACAGCGCCCATGCATCGCTCGATGTTGTCCACAAACCACCGCTTGCCGTAGACCACCACAATAGGGATGTTTCGGCCTGCAATGTAGCCTGCGTCCTCGAGCACCTTGCCGCCCGACATGATGTATTTGCGAACCCGCATCCGCTTGATACGCTTTTGGCGAACCTCGCGAGTGCCGACTGCCATCAGGGTTTCCTCTAGCGTCTCATCGTTTGCAAAGTCCGTTTGGGTGTAGCGTTCCTCAGTTCCATCAATGGCTTCGAATATGCGAATAACCTCGGTCTTTTCCTCGACCTTGTAGTACTCAGCCACAAACACAACGTCTGGTGTTGCCCAGTCGAATTCGTACTGATGAATAATCTTCGGCCAGTCCGTTGGGTCATCGTTATAGGTTTCTTTGTAGCTTTCACGGGTCATGCTGGTGACCACAAAGGCATACTTGGCATCGGACTTGTCTTGCCGCTTGGCGTTCAAGTCAAAGAACACGCTGGAGTCAGCATCAAAGATTGGCTCGAACCTGATGCGCTGGCGCTCGTTCTCTGGGTCTTCCTCGTCCTCGTAGACAGTCCGCAATCGCCATGCGCCAATACCACCGCCCACAGCTTCCTCAAAGGCGTTGTCGTAAGCCTCATCAGCCACCGATGCCTGTTCATCAGCACGATATAGACCATCGCAGACTTCTGCCAGTTTGTCGTTCTCTGTCCCGTCTTTGCTTACATAGTCAACTGTGATGCGGTTATTGCGGTACTCGTTAACGATACGAATAACCGCCAACATAATTTTGTTGACTTCAAATTTGGGTTTGTTTTCATACTGATCCCACAATGGGCCTTCCCACTGTGCGCCGCAGAGAGAATAAAAGCGGCGGTCTTGCAGGCATTGCAGGCGTTCATCCCGCAGCGCAGTTTGTATGTCATTGAACTGCCTCAGTGCTTCAGCGTGCAGATTGGCAAGGCGTTGGTCATTGGGTATTCGTGCCATATTTGTCCTTTTGGGGCGATTATCTACCAGCGTTTGACATTGGGCAATGGCGTAAATGTAGCTGGTTTTGTGACCGCTGACCGCCTGATGCCCTCACACGCATACCGCAAAGCATCAATTACATGATTCTTTTTGTCCTCAAGCTGGGGCAGGATTCGCCCCGTCAATGGGTCAGATTTATAACTGTATAGGCTCAATTCGTCAATAGTGTGAATACAGCGAGGGTGAACAACGATGTCGTAATTCTTTAAGAACTCGATGCCCTCCTCGACAGACTTTGGCCCTTTAACCGCTGTCATGATCTTGGGAAAGCCGTTGCGCTTCATGTGGCTGATGGTCTCTGGTCGGGCTGAGTCGGCAACGATAGGCCACTTCTCAGCCTCTGGTACTTGCATGAACAGTTCAGGCGTGTTGACAATCTCACAGCCAACCATGTACGCCTCGTAATCAATGTACAGGGTGCGCCCAATAATGTGGCATCGCACCAAAACTGTCGGGTCTACAGAGAACCCCCAGTCCGCACCCAGTCGGTGAATGGCCTCTGCTGGGGCTTCAAAGTCATCAATCTTCCAGTTCCTGAACACACGGCTGTTGCTGTTTCGCAGATACTGACCCATCCAAACGTGCTGATATTTATCAGGGTCACGCCGTTTGTCGTACTCCATCTCCTCCCGCAGAACATCAGGAAACCACGGGTTTTCCCCAAAGTTCACCTTGATTACCGTTGCGTTAGCTGGCGGCTCTGGCCCCCGCAGTAGAAAATCCACTGGGTCGGATTCCTGGCGAGGATTCCATGTAAACCACAGCTCGCTGTTTGGTTTGCGGATTGTTGGCCTCAGTAGGTCAAGGCTGGTTTGGCTTAATGACTGGGCTTCCTCTACCCAAGCGCAGTCGTAGCCCTCCAGTGACTTGATGCTGTCGGCTGTGTGGTTCTGCATACCTTGGAAAATAATCGCCCCATCGCCCTTCTTGGACTTGATAACCGCATCCTGGACTTCAAAGTAAGCCCCAGCATTCATGGCCTCAATCTTGGTCTCCAATAGGCGTTTGACCGATTGGTTAAGGGACTTCTGGATTTCACGGACGCAAACGCTTCTGCGCTTGGGGTCGAGGATGTGTTCCTCAATCATCAACTCGGCAAAGGCATGAGACTTACCGCTGCCCCGACCACCCCATGCGCCCTTGTATCGGCTGGGGCTTGTCAGTGGCAATGCCCAGCGAGGCGTGTCAATCTTCAGTATTTTTTGCATCCACCACCACACGCTCGATGCGCTCAAACAGCAGGGGCGCACCATCTGCACCCGTGTGTTCTTGCTTAACAGTCTCAGCCCAGCGCATTTGTGTCTTTGTCCACCAGATAAGGCTTGTGGTGTCGCCACCCACGGCTTTGCTGTACAGCGTCTTGGCAATCTGCCCGTGGGCTTTGGCTTTACCCATGTCCAGCTCGTTCCTGTAATGCTTCCGCAGGGTCTTGTCATCAATGCCCACCAAGCAGGCAATGGACTCGTGCGGCAAGCCTAATCCGCTGCTGGATTCAACCAGTTTGCGGGTTTTGTCTGTGGGTTTGTGTGTGTGATTCATTTATAGAGGGGAATTTGTCCAATGTTAAGCAGTTTCTGCTGTTTCTGTCAATAAAACGGCTTTCTTGCCTGTGAAGTCTTCCCACCTTTTAAGGATGACATCGCAATACTTTGGGTCTAACTCCATCAGTCTGGCGTGTCTCCCATGTTTTTCTGCTGCCAGTAAAGTTGTGCCGCTTCCACCAAACAAATCCAAAACGATGTCGCCGCCTTTTGTATTGTTAAGCATCTGATACTCAAACAACGCAACTGGTTTCATTGTTGGGTGTTCTCCGTTTCGGCTGGGTTTATCAAATTCCAAAATGGTGGTTTGCTTACGGTCTGCCGCCCAAAGATGTCCAGCACCGTCTTTCCATCCATAAAGACAAGGCTCGTGCTTCCAGTGGTAATCCTGTCGCCCCATGACCAAACTGGACTTTTTCCAAATCAGGCATTGGCGCACAGTCCAGCCAGCATCGACGCAAGCACCTCGAAAATTTAATCCTTCGCTATCAGCGTGCCAAATGTAAAAAACTGCGCCAGCTTTCATCACTAAGTCAGCGGTAACAAACGCATCTCTCAAAAACTGACGAAACTGATCGTTTGCCATATTGTCGTTTTTGATGGTCAGTTTTTCCTTAGTGCTGCCTTCATAAGCAACGTTGTAAGGTGGGTCAGTTAACAGCATATCTACCCCCCCCCCGCTTGTAAGTTTCGTGACAGCATCGATGCTGGTGCTATCACCACACATTAAACGATGGTTGCCCAACTGGTAAATGTCGCCCAGCTTGGTGGTTGGCTCTTCAGGCACATCAGGCACAGCATCCTCGTCTGTCAGCCCTTCCAATACCTCAGGCTCAAGCAGTGCGTCTAGTTCTTTTGGGTCAAATCCCAGCATTTCCAACGCAAACCCGTCTGCCAGCAAGTCGTTAAGTTCGATGGTAAGCATTTCATTGTCCCAGCCTGCGTTGAGTGCCAAGCGGTTGTCGGCAATGATGTATGCCTTGCGCTGGGTCTCGGTCAGGTCTTTTAGCTCGATGGTCGGAACTTCGGTATATCCCAGCTTCCTTGCCGCCATCAGTCTCCCGTGGCCTGCAATGATGCCGTTTTCCCCATCAACCAGTATTGGGTTTGTCCAGCCAAACTCCTTAATGCTTGCGGCAATCTGCGCCACCTGTTCATCGCTGTGGGTGCGGCTGTTGTTGATGTAGGGTATTAATTTGTCCACAGGTTTTTGCACAACCTTCATGGCATCGGCACTCCCACGGGCCACTGGTCTTGCAGTGCTGCTACTGTCTTTTGGTGCGCCTTTTGCCATAAGTCTTGCCTTTCCTGTTTGCTTAATGTTTTCCCTTGGTCAATCTCGTAATGGCATTTCAGGCATAAAGCCGCCACCAGATTGTCATCCGCCTTGATTCCTCTGCCCTTGCCGCCGCCCCAGTTTGTGTGTGCGGCTTGGACCATGTGTCCTGACCCGCAGGCTTGGCAGTCAAGGCTTGCCACCATCTTCAGCAGTTTTTTGCTTCTGACGTATTGGTGTTTTTCTATCAACGATTGTCTCCAGTGTTGTAAACCTGTGCTCATTTGCACATTCCATGCGCCTGCGCCTTGTGTTACCTGTTGATGTTCTGGTCTCTTTTACGATTGTCCATGTCCCACAAACTGGGCATTTCACTGGTGCGCCCTGTCTTGGTTTCTGTTGGTTGCTTCCCGTGAACGCCAAATCTCGATGTCCAGCCGTGCCGCCTCAATCTCCCATTTCAGCGTTTCCTCTTTTTCTATCGCTTCAGCTAATCCACGAATAAGCTGTTGATAACTTGGGTGGGCATACGCTTCTCGTTCCTGTGCATTTGCAGCTTCAATGCCCAATGTTAAGGCATCTTTCATCAGCAGGGCTTTTTTGGATTTACGGAATTCCTCAAGGTATACCCGTTGGGCTTTGGCTTCCCCAAATGCTGGGGCTTTGTCTCTGATGGCTTGCGCCGCATCTTCTGGTCTCATCTTGCCTCCATAATTGCAACATCCACACCAGCCACCGCTGAATAAACCTTTTTGATGTTCAACTCGACCACTTGGGTGTCATCAAGATAAACAATGCCGTTCATTGCATCCAAAAATGCCTTTGCCACATTGTCAATGTCTGGCTTCTTTGCTGGGCGCTCAGAACCGCTTAAACAAGCCTCTGTACGCTTTTTCGAGTACGACTGGGGAATTGATACCCTGATATACAAATAAACGCTCACAGGCGTTTCTAGTGGTTTGCTTACCCCCATTGCTTTGCTGGCATACAGTTGGATTGCAGTTTCGTAATCAAGTGTTGCTTGATCGGTGTAAACCTTGGTGAACTTTCCATGTCGGGAAAACCTCGGCCTGCCTTTGCCCTTGGGTTCAAGTGGCACATCAAAGACGATTGACATCACGTTGTCTCTCCATTTCTGCAATCAAGGTATCGAGACCAGCCTTGCCACGCCGCTTCTTTAGGCTCATCTTCACGTCCAGCCACCAAGCCTGCGCCTTCTGCTGCCCCAACTGCTTCGCTTTCAATCTGTATCGGCGAATCCAGTCTCTCGCTTCGGTCTGGCGCAAGGTCTCCAGCATCTTGCAACGCTCGGTTGATGTCAGCAAGGCTAAATTCTTGGCCTTCCCGTCTTCTGTCCAGTAAGGATTTGTGGTCATGCATTAAAAAATCTCATCATCTTGCCAGTGCTGGACTGGTGGTTGCGTAAATGTTGCGACTGCAATATCCCGCTTGGTTGCAGGCTTTTTGTCCGACCATTGATGCTCTGAGCACATTGGCTTTTGTCCATTTATGTGGACAGACCAGCGTTTCTGGCAACCAGGCGCACAGCACATTAATTTTTCTAATTCGTCCATCTTGACCTTAACTCAGCAAGTTTGCGTTTGGCCTCGGCGATTACTTCAGGGTCAACAGGCTTTGGGTTGTATTCAATCTGGGCTTGGTTTCGTGGAATATTTGGTCCTGCATTGCAGAATTCTCGGAACTTAATTGCGCTTGGCGGGTAATCAGCATGGCAACGGTCAATGGCGTAGTCCATGCTTGGGCGATAAGTCAAAAAGTTGCCAAGCTGCCTTTGCCACTCCTGCCGCACCAGCTCGAGGTCAACACCCTCCCAGTGCCGCAAAAATGCTGCCCCGTAAATTGCACTCATGCGGCCAAAAATGTAGTCCAGCCCTTCATCCTGTGTGCATTCGTTATTTGAGTAATTGGACATTGCTTTGCCCTCCAAGTAAACCACGAGTTAAGCCTTGCAGGACAGTGGCATTGCGCTGCCCTGTTTTTGTCAAACCGTTTTGGGTTTGTTTTTCAGTAATCCATTCAGCTTTTAAGCCTTGGCTACCTCTGGTACACCATTCAACCAAAAAACTCTCCAAGCCCCATCCAAGCTTGGCAGCTTCAGCCCGTGCGCCCTTGACCACGGT